CTTTGCCGTGGTCACCACGTTGCTCGCTAATACACCCGCGGCATCGACAGCACCGTCTTTTAATGTCCCGTCTCGGTCATGGGATGCACTAAGCGCGTCGGCAAGGTCCTGTCCCCATGCTGCTGTAGGTAGCATCTCTACGACATCTCCGACATTATTGCCGCTATCCGTGCCGTCAATAACGACAAATGTGCCGACGTTATTGCCTGATACGATACCTGAACAGTCTAGTTGTGTACCCGCTACGGGATTTGAACTAGAGTCTATCCGGTAGGTTACGAAGTGGACTTTGCTAGCTGTTGGCCAACCAGTCAGGTTGTCACAAGCTAAAGTCGAGCCTCCTGCGCTTCGACCACTAGACACTCTCGCAGAGTTTGGTCTAGCCGCATTTCGTGTATCTGTTATCTTGTCTAATGTACTTGCCATATTAGTCTCCTCTGGTCTTATGGTTTTGTAGTCTTCTCGGCAGCCCCCACCTTGAATTAGCTGGGAGTTTCTTCTTGAAGGTCACATAGTAATGACAGGGTCGGCATAGCGTTCGACCGTTCAACACCTCGAAACGTAGTTCCGGATATTCCGCCCAGGGTTTTATATGATCGACGTGCATATCACCGCCGTATTGATCGCAGATTTGACAAGTATAGTTGTCGCGCTTTAGGACAGCATCGTGCCATGCCCAGCAAGGCCTGCTTTCACGCTGGCCTTGGGTTACACCCCCCTTCCATTGGGAGCCAAGCGCTCCCGTATACTTGCCTTTCAATGCTTTAGACAGCTTCTCCTTCCTTGCAGCCATGAGGACAGGGTCGGCCTTCCATCTTTTCCAGCGTTCAATTCTCTCCTTACTCATGTTCGCCCTGTGAGCGTCCGACAGCTTGCGCCCCTTCAACTTTATTGAGTTGGCCGCGCCTATCTTGGAGCGGGTCTCAGGAGAACATTCATGGCCTACCATCTTGGCCTTTACCTCAGGCCTTTGTAGTGCCAACCGAACGGCGGCAGTACGCTTTGCCACATGTTCCGGTGTCTGTTTGTATCCTTTGCGTGAATATGTCATAATTAGCTAAGGTCCTTTACGCCCGTTTCCACATATTCAAAAATCACATCGCTGATGTTGTAGTCCACACCTACTTTCGTGGTGCTCCATGCATAACTTGCCCACTGGATCTCCTCGTCTATTTCTATTGGTACTTCTTGAGTCGCATCGTTAGTGCTTGTTGGGACAAGGTTAACGACACTCCATGCGTTCCTGCCCCAACCGACGATGTATGTATTGACTTCACCCCAACCCGCGACTGTTGTCTTTGAATCAGGCACAAATGTCGTTGGCTCTCCTAGGGCTTGTAACGAACTGTCCTCAGTCTTACCTGTAATTTGGAAGTTCATCTCGCCCTGCGGTCTCAGGATTACGTATATGACTTGTAATAATTGGACCCACATACGCTTGTCGTCAGAGAAATATATCTGACCTGATTGACCACTAGTCATGAAGGCTTGACCATCGTCTGTGGTCAACGCTGAGTAACTGAGGTCGTATATTATATTGTTGGAAAGAATGAGGTGATGGGTATTACCCATGTTGTCGTTGTATAACAGCATCCAGTCGGCCGCGATGCTCCATGGTTTCATCCACGCGCCGTTGCGCTCAATATCAAGTACCCAGATCTCGCTGTTAGTATCTGAGTTAACCGGCAATGCCCAGTACAACCTACCCTCGAAACCAAGGCCAATACAGCCATCCATTGCATTATTGTTTAGAGTCCTTAAGTCAGTCTGGATTGTGTTTGATACACGATTGGTCGATAGTACGTTCTGTAGCTGCGGTTTGGTGCCCGTCGTCTTGAAGCCATCACGGGATGGATAATAGAGCGAATCGGCGTAAGCAATAACTCCATCACGGGAAACGGTGCCATCTTGACCGTTATCTTCGACGACATCGTAGAAGGAAATAACTGTACTGCCGAAGGTCACCTGATCGGGTGTCATGATAAAACGTTTGCCTAGACCATTTGTTCCCTGACAAAGAACAGTAATCTGTGGGCTACCTTTGCCATCGCGGAATGGCTTAACGACAAGAGGAAGGTCTTTACTACCGTTCCCAACAAGGGACCAACCACCACCATTAACTGGTGAAAAATCTAATTCAAAACCAGGATCGCCACCATTCCAAACGTAGTAGGGATTGTCTGCATCGCGTACAAGGAATGCCCGACCGTTGATGACGGTCCCCCCTGCGACACGTGGGCCTGCGGTCGTATTTGTAGTTGGATATAGGCGGCTAGTATCTTGCGCGAATGTGCCGTCGTCAGTAAAGATAAGACCATTAACGCCACCGGCAATAAGATACTCAAACCCGGAAACCGTACCCATGTAGATGTTATACGAGGTTGCGTTTGGGACGGCAGACCAGGCTATGACAATACTATCGGTTCCACCAGCAGATGGCGGGTTCCAGAGGTCACGATCTGTATCGATAGGAACAGTCAACGCACTAGACGCTGCTGTTTCGCCGACTGTCGAATTAGCTGTAATGCGGTAGTAAACATTCAACCCACTACCCCCAACATTATTAGCTGAGAGTGTCGGAGCTATTGGGTTTGATAGAGTCGTAAATGGGATAACCGCCGAGGTAGCAATGTTTAAGTAGCTAAGGTGATCGACGCCATTCATGATGACAACCTTTCCACCGATCTGGAAGAAACGGGCCTCTGCTTCATCATCGAAGAATTTGCCTGTACAAGCTGTCCACGATGCATCTTCACCTCGTGCAATAAATACTTGTGCGTATGCAGTTACTGGCGCTGACGGACTGGCGCTAATAGAACTACTTGGACTGACACTAGCGGATGGCGACATTGAAGTACTGGCGCTTGGGGAAACTGAGGCGCTTGGTGAGACGCTGGCTGACGGGCTTCTTGAAGCACTTGCACTAGCACTCGGGCTTACGGACGCGGATGGACTTACGGATGCACTAGGCGAGACTGATCGGCTAGCGCTGGATGATGGGCTGACCGAAGCTGACGGGCTAACTGAGGCACTAGGTGAGGCAGAAGCAGACGGGCTGCGAGACGGACTTACACTCGCACTAGGACTCGCACTAGCCGATGGGCTGCGGGAAGCTGAGGGTGAGACGGAAAGGCTGGGTGAAGCTGATGGGCTGGCACTCGGGCTAACCGAGGCGCTCGGTGAGATCGAGGCGCTCGGTGACCGAGATACACCAAAACTCTGCATGCATATAAGCCAATTCTCACTAGTCAGCCCAGTGACCTTCTTAAACTCATATATTTCACCGAGAACCTTACCCGTTGGTTGCGGACCATACTTAACTTTGGAAGGGCGTGGACGTACAGTGCCATCCTGTTGTAGATAAACATTTCCTGAACTCTTTAAACCATCCAAAGGTGTGCGGCCATCATCATAAGCGGTAACGACACCATTGTTCCAGTTTTTAACCGATAGCCGTTTGACTTGCGGATCGGGAGCAATATTCTTAGGGGCCTGTATCATTTAGGGCTCCAAGCATTTTCTTGCCCAATGCCACTAAAGGGACTCCATAGCCGATCTGTTGTATTGATCTGGCTACCGTTGTCATCGATCATACGAGTCATCATCTCGTTCGCCTCGCTAAGCAATTCTGGGTACCGCTGCCGTCGAGTGATGTCATTTCTCACATACTCAGCGGCTACCCGCGCTACTAGCCAGTCGGGGTCGTCTACTTGTACTTCTTCGGTGTCAGGATTACTCGAAGTGATTACATCTGGAAAGCCATAGCAAGGCACTTGGATATTACCGCCATACTGCGGATCGGTCGTTACGAATTTGTGATTAAAGGACAGCTGCTTACCAATCTGAGCACAGTAGAACCCGCGAGGATTCTCTTTGTTCTGGCCATAAAAGTAGTCCTTTAACCTGTTAGCATCAACAACGTCGTAATCTGTATAGCCAATGCCATCTGTCCACATAATACGAACAGCATCTCCCTCGCGGTCAGATAGCTTGCGCACTGCGGATGTATCAAGATCATATATGTCTGTCGCTGTTGCAGCCCCTATAGACAACGCTGGGTCATAAAGTGAATTCCAATCTACTGCTGGCTCTCGTGCCCATCGTCTTTGGTAAAAGTCTAGCAAACCGATAATCCGGGTATACTTCGATGATCCGGTCGTGGGTGGCACTGCCTTACCGACGGCCTTAAGATAAACCGCAGTTACCGCTTCTGTGATTGTCATGCTGTTTGTTTCCTTCTTGTGAATTTGGTAGGCATCTTATTAACAGCCAGCTTGCGAACTGATGGCGCCTTGAAGTTGGCCGGTTTGCGAGCGGCTATTCTTGGAGGCTTCGGAGCCTTTATCTTCGACGCCGTAACAAAATGGCTCGTTAGTGCAGGGGTAGACTTCTTAGATCTAGCAGTAGCGGGACGGCTTACTTTAGTCGCGCTAGGCTTGCTCTTAACCGGCTTGGGCGACGCTGTTGCCTGATTCTTTAAGAATGATGTGACCGACTCATTGCCAGTCAAGCCGATGACTGCCTTGCTCAACGGTTTGTTATAGACCCCGAGATTATTAGAAACTATGTAATCTCTAGTAGCGTAT